GAATGATTGGTGGTGGAAAAGCATTATCGCACTAATCTTTTTTAGTATGATAATTATTTTATCTAACAATGCTCGCGCGCAGTCATGGGAAAAGATAGCAATGTGGGTAGTTGCATCTAACCTTATTTTATTGGCTGCTGAAGAGGAAGAAGAAAAAGATTGTGTCCCGGTTTATATTGGTCCTGGATACAATAGTGATGGGGATCCAATATCATTATATGTAGAGGAGCCGGGCTGTGATAGAGTGGATACATTCTCTAATAAATAAACTTAATAATTTTACTGTAGATGAGGAACAAATAGCCGAGTCATATGATGAATTTATTTATAATTATAATTGGTTTGTCATTGAAACAGTCTTTTGGTTTATGTTGATATTAGTGTCATTGGTTATATTTTTAGAAGTAAGGGAGAGAAGAAATGAGCGTTAAATTTACAGATTGGGTAATCGAACAACAGCAAATACAGTTTGATAGGCGTGTGGAAGAATACAGAAAGAAAAACCCTAAAGCTACACTTGAAGATGCTGAATCTTTTGTAGAGAATCAAATTGCAGAGGAGGAATACGATGGATCTTGAAGGTATGGATGAAATGAAATTTGTCAGCATTAATAGCGAATATTTAATAGTTAGTAATGCTAATAAAGATTGTATAAAAATTCCTATGGATCTTGATATTTTAATTCAATTAATTAATCAGGCCGGGGATGCTTTAGTTATTTCTAATGTAAGAAGAGAACAATTAGAAAAAAATGGCATGTGATCTATGTAAAAAATTACAAACTAATTCGTGTCCAAGATGTAATAAAAGAACTATAGAATCGTGGAAAATAGCCGTTTCTATGTCTTCTACATCGCGCGCGAATAAAGGAAAAAAAAGTTAAAGTCAATATAGAAATTACAAAAAAAAGTGAGGAAATTATGCATATGAGTACGCAAGTACACAAAACATTAGAGGAACTAGGTTACATTGAAGACCAGGTAAAAGACGGATTACAATGGACCAAGGAGGCAGGACAAATAAAGGTAACGGTTATAATACCGGCAAAAGAAGATACAATGAGGTTTTATCATTCTTTACCAACCACTCTGGAGATAGAAAGCGGCAAGGCTAACAAGGTACAGTTAAGTTTTGATAATTTTGATACAGCCAAGAAGATAGCACACGCCGTTTTCTCATCTTTTGAAGCCTTCGTTCCCTCTAAAAGATAATAGGAGGTTATTTTGAGGAAGGCTCTTTTCGAGTAAATTACACTATCGCTCACTTAGGATTAACATATTGAGTGCGTTTATATCCGCACTTTTTCATTTATCCAATGTTGGAGTGGAGGTCAGCCTTCTGTCTGTAGATTATTCTATAACTTGCGGCACAAGGAAGAAGAGAGCTATTGAAACAGAAAAGGAGGGCGAATATGACATTTCTTGAATTTTATTTAGTTATGATGCTAGGTATTGCGACATTTTTAAGCATTATTGCACAATCAACATCTTGACGAACACTGCGTATTAAACTACATCTAGTATTAAGTGGACGAAGGACTCATCTAATGTTTTTTAACTCCCTTTAAATAACATTAAACCTAACCACGATTGCAGCCACAACGGTCCCTAGTTTCCTCTCTACTAGGGGCCAATTTTTTTAAACACTTTTCCCAAGACTCTTGCATTATATTATCTTCTGCAAAAGCAGATGGATACATCTTTAAGCTTGTAGCAAATCCCTTCTTTGGAACGATTATAAACAAACATTTTCTAAGATCTGATGCTACTACACATAATATATCCGCACTCGCGCGCCCTAGCGGGCGCTTTTCCGCACCCACATTCGTTTGATATGTATAGCGTTTTGTTTTTGATGTTGCGTTCTTCGCAAAAGGATGGCCGCTCTTTACTTGGATCCGTAATGGTCTGTCATTGTAATTGACAATAAGGTCGTAGCCGGGGGCGTCTACAAGGGAGGTTTCGTACCCCATTCCCTCTAGCTCTAGGGCAGCCAACAATTCGCCCATGCGGCCCAATTGTTTTTGGTTCGTTTTTCTCTTCTTACTCACCCATGCAAAACTACACACATTTGAGAAAGATGTCTAGTTTGCTTAGTTTACATCATCGTCAAATTCATGCGGTATGTCGCGTGGCTTGCCATAATATTGGATCCTCAGAGCCTCCATGCGTTTTGCAAATTCAGGTAAGCTCAATTCCATCTTGTCACCAAACAGATCCCAATTGTGCATGACGCTTTTTAAAATTTTTGTATCTTTACTCTCTTTCCATAACCAACGGAAACATAAAAAATTTCGTATTGTATAAACAATGTTCATTTAATTCTCCATTTCAAAGTTAATGTCCAGCTGCGTATCTTCCGGGTGATCTATTCCCTCTGGACCGGTTTTAATAATAATAGGAGTACGCTCTCCTATATTGTGACCGACAATATTGATGTCGATAAAATCTTCCGCCTCTTCTTGACTTGCTCCTCTGTCTTCCATGTAGATTCCGACCATTCTATAATAATCATAGACAATAACATCCGGGAACCCGGATCTTTCACCTATACCGATGATTGCTGAATTGAAACCATCCCATTTTAATAAATTTTCTTCCATAAATCGCTTCTCTTTCGTTTTAAGCAGTTAGTATATACTACAAGTCCCAAAACACCTAAATCGTCTGTAATCAGTTTAAATCGTCTTTTAGGCTAATTTCGGTTACATCTACATTAAATTCGGCCTTATCTCCCTTCATTAAGTATTTTTTACATATTCTTTCTAAATTTTTAACTAAATGAGTAATATTAAAACTCTTAATGTTAAAAATCTTCGGAGGATCCATACCAATAATTTCTACATCTTTCCATTTACTCCAATCAGGAGTTTTTTCTTTCATCTCTATTTCAATTGTTATGATATATTTTACATTCATATTAAGATCCCGGCTCAAATTCTCCAAGTCCCGTTGCAAAAGGTCCGTCAGGAACATCTAACCAGACACGCGGTTTCATTCCAGGCGCTGATGCTTTTACAATCTTGTCTTGATCAATTAAAGTTTGCACCATTTTTTCTAAATGGTTTATACCTTTCTCTTGTAGTTCTGGTGTTAGTCTTTCTTTATGATGACCAATGCCATTGGCTTTACCTGTTTGTGTGAAAGGTTTGCCCTCTAATGCAGCTTGTTTAACACATAGAATTAATTCATCTAATTCATAATCTCTACCACGACGTGCAAGTTGAAGATCTGAACTACGCCCTTCAAGTAATCCGCTATGCGAGTTTCTGACAAATGTTCGGATCTCTCTATCGGCTGGTCCATTACTCTTCACAACAGCACCATTAACAATTTTATTTCTTTTAAAATCTATCCGGAGCATTTTACATAAATGTTTCATTTCACTTTCTGGTGGAGTCCATAATGCAAATGCAAATCGAAGACCATCTACAATAGCTGAAGTACCACGAATTAAGTTTCGTGCATGCTCAGGTGTTGTTACCGGGTTCTTCATATCCATTTTTGCCATATGATGCACCAAGAGCCATGTGGCGTTCGTTTCGGCTGCAAGTCTTGCGAAGTGTCCCGTAACAAATGCCCCGGCTGCTGGATCCGCATTAATATCGACATATACAAATGATGCTAATGGATCTATGACTACAAGAACTAAATCGTCAATCTTCTTTATTTGTGCTATAATCTCTTCCCACTCTTCCGTGGCTTCAAATCCTTTTCGTGTTGGAATAATAATTGGTCTTACTCCACCATAGTTAGGAAAGGGTAATATTTTTAAATCATATCCCGTTTCAGAAAATCGTCTGCCGTTAAAATCAACACCCTCTATTCTTCTATGGATCTCCGCAGCTTCGTCCTCAGCCGTTAACATAACCACAGATCCATTTTGTCTCAGCGTTGCATCAAAAGCTGTATCATATCCAACTTTGCCATAGGCAAGTTTTAATCCTAAATCTAAAGTTAACATACCTTTACCGGTATCGCCGGCGGCAGCGATGACGCCAGCGACACCTCGGGGTAATGTGTTATCCAGAAGGTATTCAAATTGAGGAGCTTGACCTTCCTTATATTGAGAAACAGATAGACTATCATCGAGAAGATTGATAATCTTTACATCGGTATCTTTCTTATAAAGAAAGGACTCAATATCGAATCCTTCAGCGATAGCGTCTGCTGCGTCCCATCCTTTTGGCTTTCCTTGCTCCGGTTGTAAAACCCGAACAGTATTACACAAAGTTAAAAGATGCGATGCTGCGGCAGTGCTATATTTCAAACCAGACTCATCATTGTCTGGCCATATAACAACATTACGCCCATCTAAGGGGGACCAATCGGTCTTGGAAACAGGTGCATTCGATCCAGCCATAGCTGTAGTAGCTGTAATACCAACTTCCCTAAGAGCGTCCACACACTTTTCTCCCTCCACTAATACAATCATATCTTCAGTAGAACATGTTGCAATGTTCTCGCGATTATATAATGGACGAACTTGTGGGAACTTTTTCTCTCCCGAAGGAAGCACAGGATAAAATGTCTTATCTCCACCCTTAAATTCTTTTCGCATTACATAACAGATGATTTCATTATTCTCATCTTTATATACATGCTTTTTAGAACTCACGACCTCGCGCGTGGCTGGCGCCACGCTTTGCACCGGCTTGCGCGATGTCTGTACACTTATGTAATCTCCAATATCTTTTACCGCATCTTGGAAATCACAATTCTTTACATGTTGCCATAGATCTATGAAGTCTCCGAACATTTTGCCGCCGTTAAACTCTCCGCCTAATCCAGGCGTGTTTTTATTTAAACTAAACGAACAAGAATCTCCGGGGCCACCATGTAAATCCCCACACACAAATTCCTCTCCCCTAATCTTACCATTAGGTAAAAGATGTTGAAGTATGTGGGGTAATCTCGACTGACAATCGGATTTAAATTTATCTAAATCAAAGTCTTGTTGAGGCGGTGCTTCAGCAGTAGTCTTTACATGTCGTAAATCAAAGTTCACTTTCCGTCTCCCAACAATGCGTTTGAAAATCACAGAACCTACAAGAAAAGTGATCCCTCTCAAATGCAATGCGGGGAAGTCTCTCTTTTGCTTTTGTCGCTTTTATTACTAATACAGCCTTATCAATACATTCTTGCGCAAGTTTAGAATCAAAAGGAACTAACTCATGATACAGTTCTTGCGTATTTTTATTTACCACGGAAAACAATGCCGGGTGTTCCATTAAGTTCATATAGTATTGATAAACAACAATTTGTGAATGATATAAAACATTATGTCGTGCTACACCTTTGCGTTGAAACGATTTAAAATTTTTATCGTTAGCACTTTTACACTCCCATAACATGGGATACTTAATTCCTAAAGGTCCGCCTGCAACAATGCCGTCAACATGACCTTTTATATTTCCTTCAGCAGTTTCAAAAGAAAATTGTCTGCCTTTTCTATCATGCGTTCTTAAATCAAAGCCGCCGTTTCTTAACCACAAGGTAAGCATTTCTTCATAAGTATGACCGGCTTGAAAAATTCGTAATGTATTACCTTTTAAAGGGTTATTCTCATCTCTGGGTTGTCCTTCAAGATGATATTGTAATTTTCGTGTACATGCTGTTCCTATATTAGAACCGCCTATGTACCCTCGGATCGGTTCGTCTTTGTTTTTTAATTCTAATGCGTGATTAACATATGGGTTAATACGATCAGAAACATCTCCCTCATTTGGGACGGTTGAAAGATTCCACATTTAAAGCTCCTAAAATGGTATTGGATCATCAAATTCCACATCATCTATTTTTTCTTCTTCTTCTTTGGTGAAAGGTTTTTCATATTTTTTATAAAACCAATCATCAATAACTTCTCTATGAAAAATCATAAAAGCCTCTGGCTCTTTAGATTTAAAAATCATATGTAAATTATAAATTAAATCAAATATTTCTTCCCTACTAAATTCATGTAATGTTTTGTTTAAAAAATTTTTTTCTTCTAAAAATTTAAAAACTTCAGGTAAGCATTCTTTTAATGCATCTGGTAAATGGCCCATATCGACTGTTGCGAAATCAGGCTCTCTATCCCTCCAATTATATTTCATTTTCACTCCTTCTTTTGCGAGACACATAGGACAACAAAACCATTTCATATCTTTGTTAAAAACATCTGATTTGCCAAAACCATGATGTCCTATGTTATGACACGAAGAACAACTCTTTAACCCCGTGCTTGTTATATTTAGGTTTCTAAGGGAGGCTTTAATGTTAAGGGTGTCAACATAACCTGGAGCGCCCCCCTTAGAGTTCTTGCGATACTTACTTTGCGCCATTCGCAGATCTGCGGATGACTTGAGATACATATTGATTTGAACAATTTACTTCTTTACCAATCTGAACATTTGATAAACCTTCAGATTTTAACTTTAAAATTGTTTCAGCTTTGTCACTAAATTTTTTTCTCCCTCGACTTTCTTTAAAAAGATGAGGGTTGATCTCATGAAACTCAAGTATTTCATTATGAAGTTCTTCCATGAGTTTAATAACAGTACCCATCTTAGTAAGCATGCTCTTACTTAATTCCATCATTATTCCTATTGATTCATCCAATCAGGTTTATCTGATGTTGGTTGAGCTGGTTGAGCTGGTTGAGCTGGAGGAACATTTTGTGTTACTTGCTCTTGAACAGGCGGTTGTGCTGGTTGAGGTGTCGGGGCAGCTTGACCTTGCATGACACCAAAGGCTTGAGCATATTGATAATAAATATCAGTACCTCTATCTAAAGCATGTATGTAAGATATCTCATTACTATCAGGCCACTTATCACCAGATCCATCATTCTTTAAATTTCCCGGCTGTAATTTTACTTTAACAACAGCATGAAGTCCGTTTAAAAAATCCCATCCATTACCCACTTGATTAAATAATTTACCAGCTTCAGGTGAATCATCTTTCCAAGAAATACCATAATTAGAACATACAAAAGCTCTTAAATTTTCTCTTGTTATATCTAAACTTATGTTATTAGGATCTGCATGAAAGACAGTAAAGTTTTGCCAAAAACTAGATCCTTCATTTGGTCCGGCGATAACATCAAATCTTGCTCTCAAATATCGAGTTCTGTTATCACCTGTTTGTTGAGAGGAATAATGTTCATAAGGATTGTTCGGAACAATTTGCTCAGGTTTTCGTGGTGTGCCAGCTTCATCAACATTTTTACTTGGATCTTGTAATGTTAATTTTACAGGTACTATAGTTTTATCTGCTATTAAAACCCTTTCGTTTGTAGTTCCGGTTGCTTGAGTGTTTACTTCTGATAAATTCATATTCATATTATTTCTCCTGATTTGTATATTGTTTATTATCTGTTATTTTTACTAATACATTGCCTAAGTGAGCCTCTTCTAAAAGCTCTAATTTACCAGAACGATCTTTAGCTGGTAGATCCCAAATGTTGTCTCTGTTACAGACAAATTTTCTTATCATTTGTTTAGGTTGATTTGGATCTTGATTAGGATCAGGTATCGTGATGTAACATAATTGTTCATCAACAATACCCGGAATGATGTTACGCGCAGTACCATCTAATTGTATTTCATAATAGTCTCTGTCCGCCTCATCTTTTTTCTTATCAAGAATGCCTACAAAGATTACATTCTTGTTTTTTATATGTTGTAAATGAGTAGCCCAAGTCACTAACTCAACTCTAAGTTGTCCATAAACTTTCATTGTGTTTATAGTGCCACCTTTTGTTTGAGCGTCTGGTTGTTGCTCTGCCCATTTATAACATAATCGAGATGCCACGCTGATAGAGTCTACGAATAAAGTATCATATAAATTACCATCCTTAATTTCTTTTGCAAAATCTGGATATTTCGCAGCCACTTTATCATAATGTTCTTGACTATAACTCATGGTTGATACTGTCACAGCTGGATCCGGTCCGCCTAATAAAACTGCAATATCTTTACAGTCTTCCCAATCTCTTGGCTCTAAAGTTTTACCTTTAAAATTACGAACAGATAGATCACCAGATTCAATATTTAAGAACAATGTTCTTTCTTGATTTAATGATAGTATCTGTGTTGTTTTACCAATGCCCGGCTCGCCAAGTAACATTACTTTTGCACCATAATCGGCATTTAATCTTTCATTAGCTGAAATTATTTCCATGTTATTCTCCCTTGTTTTCAGTGATTTTAAAAGACGCTTCATCAGGCACTACAACTGTTCGTGCTTTTTGAAGTAAAGTTTTAATCTCAGGAGGAGCGTTTTTATAATTGCGTTCGCTCACACTTAATTTTACATCAGCGTAATGTTTAGCAGTATCACTTCCGTGTTTCTGCTGTAGATCATCAAATGCTTTAGTAAGCAGTTCTTGATCCCATTGTACTTTTGGAGTGAGTGAGGCTTCAACTTTGAAACCATCAACGTGATCGAAGGTTCTCGTTCCGGTATCCACTCCATCGTCTTGCAGCCGTGCCATCAAGCGTTGCCCATCATATCTATGTAAGGCACTCCTGAGTTTAGAGGCAGTATTTCTATCTTCTCTTTGTTGTTGAGTAAGAAGGAAAAGATTTTCTACAACCTCTTGTTCTGACAATTCGTTAATTTTAAGTTTACTAAACTTGTTGCATGTTTTTTTTTGCATTTTTTAATCCTTTATAAGTAGTTAATAAGTTGGCGATTTTTTTCACCGTTTTGATTTTTATATATCGTTTACATTTGTAATACAAGTAAAAAAAATATTTTTTTTTGTAATCTTGTAAACTGATACAATATATATATAATGTAAACTGTTTTTAAGGAGAGTAACATGGCAGAAAACAAAAAAGAAAAAAGCTATTCAACGGCTAGAATATATACAGAGGATCTAGCTCGTTTAAGAATTATGGCCAAGCATTCAGGTAAGACACAAATATCTGTTTTAAATCAATTAATTAGATTTCAATGGAATAATGAATTTGGTAAAGATGAAGATGTTTCTGTTAGTGGTATTGAATCAATAGGTTTATCTACGCCGTCTTAAATAGATCCTTCGTTTCTTTTATCTAGTTCATCAACAAAGTAATCGGCAAAACCATCATAACCAGCACCTTGTAAGTTTGCTATAACTTCAGTGATATCATCAGCTTTTCTGTTAGCTTCAATCATTGCATTAAATTTAGCAACTTCTTCGTCACTTCCTAAACTAATATTTTGAAGTCCAGGTGCTTCAGCTAATGCTTGGCTGGAAAATGGTTGTGCAAATATTAATTCATCATCACTAAAATCATCTGGAGTGCCAGCGTCATCCCATATATTATTGAGATCAGGATTTCTATATCCAACTACATTATCTGGTTTTCCATAATTTCTTGTAGCGTCTGGAATTAATCCACTATCAACAGCATTATTAATAAGATCTATTTGGTTATTTAATTTACCCCATCCGCCTTCATCAAATGCATCAGGTTTTTCTCTATTTACTATTTCTGCAAAAGCCTCAACATCTCCAGTTACTCCACCCACTTCAATAGCTTTCATAAGAGCGTTTGTAGCAACAGCATCTGAACCGCCTAACTCTTCAATTTGTTGGCCGACATATCCAACACCACTTTTCTTTTTTCCTCCCGGCATACTTGTAAATGTAGTAGCATCAGAAATAGCTTTTGCTCCTTCATCATTTATACCAACATCTATTCCCTCTAATTTAGCTTGGAAGATAATACTATTTACTTTGTCAGCAGATCCTACCAATGTTTTTACTGTATCAATTTCACGACCTCCGTCATATACAGGTTTAACATCTACATATCCATCATCTCTTACGGTAGCTTCAGTTCCAACTGTATAAGGTTCTGGTCCTCCAAGTGCCATTTGCATAAGCGCTGGAGCCATCCCTATTGCTATTCCGGGTAATCCTCCGATACCTGCAAGTGTTGTTATAATACCCAAAGTTCCAGATGCCATGCCAACAGCGCTTCCTTCTTTAATAGCCTTGCCTAATTGTAATGCTGATAAGGCAACAGATATTCCTTCTCCAACATTTAAGCCACCTTTATAACCAGCTACATCTCCGCCACCTTTGCTTAGGAAATCAAATATACCTCCGCCCTCATCAGCTGCATCTAAAGTTTCTTCAGCTCCTACTAAATCATTATATTCCCCAGCAGAAATAACATTTCCTGTATTTTTACTTACATAATTTCCAGCTTCATTTAAAGTATAAGTTGAGGAATCGCCTAGAGATGATATAAGGCTTTCTGCTTTCGTCATACCGGGATCATTATAAAAAATTCCAGTTCCTTCACCAGCTATATTTGAAGCTCCTGCCTCAGTAAATTCTAACGGATCCAATATTTTAACTATTTCGTTAACATTAGACGGATCACCTAATCCAAGAGTTGTTATGCCGGATGCGATTGACGGAGTTATTTTTACTAATTTTCCTAAAGAATTTTTCTTATAAAAATTACCAGCTTCATCCATTATTAAATTTTCATCGGACATAAAATCATCACTAGACGTTTCTTCTAAACTAAAAATATCTTCATTATCTTGCGATGTCCCTACATCTAATTCGTCACCACCACTTGCAAAAGTTTCAATTTCATAATCTTTTACTACTGGTATTTTTCCTTTGTCTCCGCCTATAAGAAAATCTAAAGCGTCTACACCTATAACCTTGCTTAATAAAGATTGATAAAGAGCGTCATTACCTTGAATATTTAAAATATCTTTATCACTATAACCCGCTTCTTTAAGATCATCTTCTAACTTATTCATTTCTTCTACTTGACTTGCGTCAGCAGTTGTTTCTACCTCTTCAACATAAACATTACCTTGTCTATCTACGCCTGCACCAGTTCCTGTAATAAACTCTACACTGTCTCCAGCTAAATTTGTTAAATCACCCGTAAAAGAAGTAGGATCATCTAATTCATAAACAGTTACTTTTTCTGTTGGACCAAGATTATCTTCCTCTGCTTGCAACATACTATCTATGGCCGCATTTGTCATATCATCTAAACGTGTATAATTATCATCTGCTCCAAATATATCGTCATCAGGCTCTAAATTATCATATAAATCTTCTTCAAATTTAGTTTCAATATTGTTCTCAATTATTGGATCTATTTTACTATCAATAATATTCGTTAAATTAGCACTCATATCATAGCCAGTTTGATTTAAAGCTTGATTAATTTTAATTTGTTCTTCTGTTGATAAATCACCAAAACCCATTCCACTTGATAATTTACTAATAATTGTTGGCATTGCAGCTGAAAGACCGGCTCCAATCAACAATCCTAATATTTGTTCACCAGTCCCAGGCCCTTTAACTACGGGTAATTCTAAATCAACATCACCACCTCCACCTGGTCCGGGGCCTATGATGACGCCGCCGTCACCTCCGCCGCCTCCGCCGCCTCCGCCGCCAGAGCCTCCAGATCCTCCCCCGCCGGTGTTCCCGGCACCCCCGCCACCTGGGACGGTCCCACCACCAAAGGTTGGATCTCCTAAATTAGGATTACCTGATCCTAATCCGGGACGTCGTACGCTTCCTTCAAATTGTTGATTAAATGTTCCAGTTCCTGAACCGCCAAAGAATTGATCGGGATTCATCGTAACATCAAAAATGTCCAATGGAGGGTTCTGAAGATTTTGACCAGTCATAAAATTCTGAGCCGGTCTTCTAACAAATTGAGCGTCTGTTCGTGTCATGTAGGGGCCATAACCGCTTGAATATAATCCACCTATTCCTGTTTTATTTTCTGCCATTATGCTCTACCTCTTGCTCTTAATAGTGCTTGTGTTGTCGGATTCGTTCCCGCAGCCCCAAGTGCAATATCTCGTTCTATATTACCTGAAGATAAATCCATTGCTGGACCGCGTAAAGATATTTCTTGAGGAGAAGGTACAGGTATTCGAGGAGTTTGTATTTCTACAGCTCTTTCATCTCTTTCTACTTCTGGACCACCTTGTGTTTCTGGTCTTACAGATTCAGTTACTCTTTCTGTAACTTCTTCTACACGAGGTTTTACCTCTTCTTGCATTAATTCATTAACTTCACCAACAGCAGCTTTACTTCCAGATCCTACAACTCTATTTAAACTTTGGATAAAAGCATCGCGTAAAGCTACTCTAGCTCTTTTCATTTGTGCTAAAGTTTCAGGAGGAGTAAGCGCCCATCTCATATAGGCTGGCGATTGAATTGTACGAGCCATTACCATTGCTCTTCCTATTTTTGTTAAACCGTTCCATGCTTGTCTTCTGTTTCCTCCTAAAAAACCACCAGCAACATTAGTAGATGCTGTAGCTGCTTGTAGTCCTACGCCCCGTTGTTTTTTTGCCCCTCCTAATGAAGAAACTAATTCAGCTTCTTCTCTTATTAAATCAATTGCTTCTCTAAAACTTTTAGGTTGTTTACCAAATATTTTTTTATTAGTGAAATCCATACCTGCACCAAAAATTTCATCTAATTCGGAATCTGTATATCCAGCTATTTTTCCATCACCCGACAATATTCTTCCTAATTTTCTAGGATCTAAAGCATTAAATACATCATCGGTAGCATTTCCAGATCCTTTATCAATTAAGCGCGCTAATAATAAATCTCTTGCATTAGTTCTAAATGCATCATATTCATCAGCTAAATTATTTTTCCCAGCCTCTCTTAATTTTTTTATATGTTTATCAGCTGCTCTGAAATATTGCACTTGTTCGCCGGGACTTCTCCCCGCAATATAACGTAGCGCTTGACCTCCTGTTTGGTTTTCTGCAAGATCTGTCATTTTTGCAGATTGAGGCCCAACTAAAGTTTCTGATAATTCTTTTCCTTCTTTTAACCTACTAATTAATTCATCTATTTGAACACCACCTGCGTTAGGGGCTGTGCTATCTAAAAGAAGATCATCAGCTATAAATGTAAAATTATCGATTTCTCCGTCAGCAATATTTCTATTTAATTTTTGAATACTTTCTATCATCTCCATACCTTTTCCATCAGGAAAAAGCATTTCAAAAAAAGTTTTATTTTCAAAAGATTTATCTATAAATCCCGCTCCGGCTGTTCCCGGTTCAGATCCTTTTGCAACTCTAGGTTTAGCATTAAAACTATCTATGTATTGTCCAAATTTTCTTACATCAAATTTACCATCAACAGTTGCTTTTTTAATTGCGTTCTGAAAAACC